AGAGGCAGACGCCGGTGGAGCTTCCGTGGCGATGCCTCAAAATGCACGCCGACCTGCATGGCGTCGTGCTTGATCCCTTCGCCAATCTCGGCACCACGCTGATTGCCTGCGAGCAATCTGGCAGACGCTGCCGGGCTATTGAATCCGACCCGATGCACTGTGACCTGATCGTGCGCCGGTGGGAACAATTCACTGGTGAAGCAGCAGAAAAAGTTGAAAATTAAGTTCGAATTTCTGCTGGAATGAGCTTCCTTTTTTAAGGTGTCTGTGGTAACACTGACTCAGCCGCAAGGCAAAGAAAAAAAGGAGGAAGCCCTATGAAAAACCATTTCGAAGCCCTTTACCAGCGACACACAGAACTCAAGGCCCGCTTCCAGACCGCCAAGGCCGCCAATGATACCGAGGCAATGGAGCAGGTACGCGCCGAACGCAAAGCTCTGGACGAATCCATTGAAGCAGAAGGTTCCGCCTTCGCCCGGATTTATGATCTGTACGAAAGCGCCAAGGATCGTGGAAACGAGCATATTGACATCTGTGAGTGCTACGATTACCGCGACGAAGGTTCCCTGATTACCTGCCTGCGCGAGCTCGGCATCGAAGCCTTTACCTTTTCCTCCCGCTGGAGCAGCGCGGTTGAATCTGCATGGACGTTCACGAAGCTGGGCTGCACCCTGATGGGTATGGTCGAGATCAACTCCCAAACGACGAACTGGGACGGCGATGGCTACGAGAAGTGCCATGCCTACCTGTTCAAGATTCAGTAAGGGAGGGATTCGTGATGCGTTATGTGACTGCCGCATTGGAAGACGCCCTGAATGAGCGCCTCAATGAGATTCTCGTACCCATGACAAAGCGCGATGATTTATCTCCCGCATATAGCGAGGTGCAGGCAGCAATCGAAAGCCTGCGCCATCGTATGTCTGACGATGATAGCCTGCTCCAAGAGTTTGACGAGGCTGTAAGCCTGATCCGCTCATATTCTTTCGATGAATACCGGGCCTGCTATCTTCAAGGCTTCAAGGATCATCGGCAGCTGCTGATTGGAGACTTAGATTTTCTTTCTGAAAAAGACGAGTGAAGCCTTTCTTTTTTCGGTGTTTCAGAGTACAGTCTGTCACACCAACGAAGGAGGTTTCGGATCATGAAGAAGGTTTTCAATTCCCGGCTGACATGGAAGGCGACCGGCGAGGAATTTGACGCCACCATCAAGGTGACCAATTCCGGCTGGGGCGAGGTTTACGATCAGGACGGTTATTACTGCGGCTCCCTCAATCCCATGCGGACGTGGGAATTGGCCCGGCAGGCAAAGGAGGCGTAATCATGGCAGCATTCGCAACCGGTAAATTCTATGTCACTGCTGGCGTAGGCGGTAAGATGATGTATGACGAGCCCTTCCGCCATTTCTGCGAGGAATCCTACCAGAGATACCTCCGCTGCGATTGGGGCGACCTGTGTGCAGAGGATAAGGCGCAGAATGACAGCGCGGTCGCCAATGGCGATGACCGCATCTTGGCCAGCTACGTCCACCCGGAGCATCCGGACTGGAAGCTCTGGATCATCACTGAATGGGACAGGAGCGCAACGACGCTGCTTTTCCCCAGCGAGTATTGATGGAGGTGGACGCATGAACCGCGAATTGGTCAGGGAACTCCGGGCGATCTACCCGGCAGGCACCCGCGTAGAACTGGTTTCTATGGACGATCCTTACCAGCACATGGAGCCGGGCCTCAAGGGGACGGTCAAGGCTGTGGACGATATGGCTACCATTCACATCGCATGGGATAACGGCTCCAGCCTTGGCGCAGTATACGGCGTTGATACTATCCGCAAGCTGTAAGATCATCAGAAACCGGCCAGCTTGGCCGGTTTCTGTTGCCTTCCTTTTTGAACTTTTCTTTTGAAAAAGCCTTGTCTTTCCGGGGTGTCTCTGGTAACACTCAGTCACACCAAACGACAGGAGGCAATCGACCATGTGGAAGGACGGCATCATCGACGGCTATCGCTATCAGGTAAAGGTATTTGACGAAGGCTCCGAATTCGGCATCAATGGCGGACGGATCAGCAAGCTCTGGATGCAGAAGGACGGCAAGGAAGCCGCCAACTATGATCGAGGCTGGGATGTGCGCCCGACTGGCAAAGCAAAGGCTGCCTACGAAAAGCTGCTGGCGATGTACAACTGAGCCGCTCAAAATGGCCCATCCGGGCCGTTTTTTGTCGGTGCTTTCTTAAAAGAAAAGTTCAAAAAGAGCTTGTCTTTTCGAGGTGTCTCTGATAACACTGAGTCACCAAATGACAGGAGGCACCCACCATGAAGAAAAGCAATTTCCCGGAGATCATGCAGCAGAACGGATTCCAGTACATCGGCAAGACCAGCTATGACGGTAATTTCATCTATGGCCGTGAATGGCGTAAGACCGCTAACGTACTTTGGTACGGCGAGATGGAATCCAGCTTCCGCATCGAGGCTTACGAAAGCTACGGCTATCCCATGGTATTCCTGTATGAGAATGGCCGCCTGATTGACCGCCGCGACTATTCCAGCCCCAAACGCTGCATCAATGCCCTGCGCGAAATCCTCAAGATTCGCGGCTATGAATTCTAACTCGCCCAGCTCCGCAAGGAGCTTTTTTTCTGCCTATTTTGATGGAAAGGAGGCAATCTGTGAGCAATCCCTACCGCATGACCGACAACGGTTACGGCGTCGCCAGTTTCAAGAATGGCGGCGCTTTTCTATTTGATGAAATCGACCTGCCGCTGATTGAGCGGCATACATGGCACCTCGGCAAGCGCGGCTATCCGGCCACGCATTATCACGGGCGAACGGTGGTGTTTCATCGCCTCCTGTTCCCGGATGCGGACGGCGAGGTCGATCATATCAACGGCGACAAGATGGATAATCGTCGCTGTAACCTGCGCATCTGTACCCACCAGCAGAATGCTTTCAATCAGAAACGCCGCAGTACCAATACCAGCGGCTTCATCGGCGTAAGCCCTGTGAAGGATGCGCCGTTTTATGAGGCATACATCCATCTGCACGGCAGAAAGCATCATCTCGGCACGTTCTCAGATCCCAAGCAGGCAGCCCGCACCCGCGATGCTGTCGCCCGGTTGGTCTTTGGAGAATATGCCCGACTGAATTATCCGAGGGGAGGCCGCCGCCATGGCAAGAAGCAAGTATAAGCCCACGCGCTTTATGCTGCCGACCTCCCATTACGATAAGGAACGCGCCGACCATGCCGTCAATTTCATTCAATCGCTCAAGCATACCAAGGGCGTGTGGGCCGGTCAGCCGTTCCTGCTTTTCGATTGGCAGGAGCAGATCGTCCGCGACCTGTTCGGCATCATCAAGCCCAATGGATACCGGCAATTCACCACGGCCTTCGTAGAAATCTGCAAAAAGGCCGGTAAGTCCGAGCTTGCTGCAGCTATCGCGCTATACCTGCTCGCTGGCGACGGCGAGGAAGGTGCAGAAATCTACGGCTGTGCCAATGACCGAGGACAGGCGTCCATTGTATTCGACGTTGCGAAGGACATGGTTCTCCAGTGCCCGGCCCTGCTCAAGCGCATGAAGATTGTGGAATCGCAGAAGCGCCTCGTCTATACGCCGACCCGATCCATCTATCAGGCCCTTTCTTCGGAGGTCGCTTCGAAGTACGGCTACAACGTCCACGGCTGTGTATTCGACGAGCTGCTGGGCCAGCCGAACCGCAAGCTCTTTGATGTTATGACCAAGGGCTCGGGTGCCGCCCGTAAGCAACCGCTCAACTTCGTCATCACCACCGCTGGCTCTGATAAGAACTCCATCTGCTACGAGGTACACTCGAAGGCCATGGATATTCTGGAAGGCCGCAAGCATGACCCGACCTTTTATCCGGTTGTTTTCTCTGCGCCGACCGAGGCGGACTGGACTGATCCGAAGGTCTGGCTCTCCGTCAACCCCTCGCTTGGTAAGACGGTTGAGATCGACTACTATGCTGCAGCCTGCGAATCCGCCAAGCAGAACCCCGCCGAGGAAATGCAGTTCCGGCAATTCCACCTGTGCCAATGGACAAACAGCACCACCCGCTGGATGCCCATGGATAAGTGGGACGCCTGCTCGTTCTCGGTGGATCAGGAACGCCTGCGCGGACGCCTTTGCTATGGCGGCCTTGACCTTTCCAGTACCACCGACATTACGGCCTTTGTGCTGGTGTTCCCACCAACGCCGGGCGACGAGGACGGCAAGTATGAAATCCTGCCGTTCTTCTGGCTGCCAGAGGAAACCATTGACCTGCGCGTCAAACGCGATCATGTGCCTTATGACATATGGGCGCGGCAGGGGCTTGTATTCACCACCGAGGGCAATGTCATCCACTATGGCTATATCGAGGAATTTATCGAGGAACTCGGTATGCGGTACAACATCCGCGAGATTGCCTTTGACCGCTGGGGCGCGGTACAGATGACGCAGAATCTGGAGGGCCTCGGCTTTACGGTTGTCCCGTTTGGTCAGGGCTATAAGGATATGTCGCCTCCGACCAAGGAGCTTATGAAGCTCGTGCTGGAGGGGCGCATCGCCCACGGCGGGCATCCTGTCCTGCGCTGGATGATCGACAACGTGACCATTCGCTCCGACCCGGCTGGCAATATCAAGGCCGATAAGGAAAAATCCACTGAGAAAATCGACGGCGCGGTTGCCACCATCATGGCTCTGGATCGTGCGATCCGGCATGAGGGCGACGGCGCTTCTGTTTATGACGAAAGGGGGCTGTTCTTTATATGAGTGTATTCGGGAAGCTGTTCAAAGCGCGGGACAAGCCTCAGGACGCGCTGAACGGCAGCGGGTACTCCTTCATGTTTGGCAGGTCAGCTGCTGGTCAGTCCGTCAATGAACGTTCAGCCATGCAGATGTCGGCGGTATACGCCTGCGTCCGCATTCTGGCGGAGTCCATTGCATCCCTGCCACTGCATTTCTACCAGTACAACGACGCAGGCGGCAAAGAGAAGGCCATCAATCATCCGCTGTACTGGCTGCTCCATGACGAGCCGAACCCGGAAATGTCCTCTTTCTCTTTCAGGGAAACGCTCATGACGCACCTGCTGCTTTGGGGCAATGCCTACGCGCAAATCATCCGAAACGGACGCGGCGAGGTCATTGCGCTCTATCCGCTCATGCCTGACCGCATGACGGTGGATCGTGACGCCCGAGGCCGTATCTACTACGAATACGCCCGCTCCGAATCGGACGCCAATACCCTCGGCAAGAAGTCCTCGGTGATTTTGTCGCCGGAGGACGTTTTTCATATCCCCGGGCTTGGATTTGACGGTCTTGTCGGTTACAGCCCGATTGCCATGGCAAAGCAGGCCATTGGCATGGGTCTGGCCTGTGATGAATACGGCGCGTCCTTCTATCAGAACGGCGCACAGCCGGGCGGTGTCTTGG